CGTCTCCGAACGGGTCGATGACCATGTTTTCCTGCGCTTCGACTTGCGCTTCATCGGCAAAGGCGGCGACGAATTCCGTCTCCTCCTGGACCGTAATGATCTGCGTGTCGGTGAATATCTCCTCGCTCACTTCCCGCTCGTCGCTTGGGCGTGGATCCGGCTCGAGGATTTTCTGTAGCAGGGTAATGAAGTCGTAGCGTTTGGTGGAGACGAGCTCGGCTTCGTATGTAAAATTGCCGTGGTCGCGCATGCGGAACGATAGGTTTTTGATCATCAGCTCCTCGCTTGCGATTGCTTGGTTGTCGCTTTGGATAGTGATCAGCATGCCGGCTCGAAGTCCTGCCGTGTACGTTTTGAATTTCGCGTCGATGACTGGTTCGGCGTATGCATATAGCTCTGCGTTTGCACGTCGACGTGCCACGGCATTGCTTTCGATTGAGTTGTCGCGTAGGAGCTTTTCTATTTTCCCGTACTCGGCGATGCTCACTGGATCCTCGGCCACGGCGAAGACTGGCACCTTTGGGTTTCCGGTGAATGTGATCACGTCTCCATCCGCTAGGTTGTTTTCAAAGCGGATCATCTGCTCGGCGAAGTTGTAGAGTACGTCCTCGCTGGTGAAGTCATCGATGAAGTCGATGCCCACATTCTGCGCCACGGTGTTGAGTGAAACGGTCAAGTTTGCGAATCGGTAGGGGAGTGTGAATGCTTTTGAATTGTTACCGGAAACGGTGATGCTGTCGCTATAGGTTGCGCCATTGTATTCGCCTCCGCGTACCTTGATGCGGTTCGCTACCTGGCTTCCGTCCGAGTTCCGGCGGAGGGTTTTGTATAGGTGATTGCCGTCGGTATCGGTGAGGTTGAACGGCGCGGTGTTGGCGTATTTTTGAAAAAAGTGCACGTCCTTTTCTTCGTCGATGTACCAGTCATAATTCACGATGCCAGCCAGTCGCTTCAGGCACGTCGAGAGTGGCACCTGGTTGAACACGATCTTCTCGATGATAAATCCCGAGCTCACGTTTGCCACAGTGAACGTCGGCGCGTATGAGCTCACCAGGTCGGTGATGATTGCGGTGATGGAGTTGCCGGTGTACGTCTTTGATGCGAGGGTTTGGTCGAATGCATAGGTGTGGTCAACACATCGCACGTCGTACTCTATTCCTCCCGGGCCGGCGGTCGGTGCCTGTTGCACGCTGATGATGGTGCCTCCGAATATCTTGGTTGCCCCGTCGTAGATTTCGATGTCGTCTCCGTATGCCGGTGTGAGTGTTTTGCTTCCGGCTTTGCGTACAGAAAAATTGGCGCTATCGACCTGATTGGTGATGCGCTGAACGACCTCGAGCGTGCCCTGCTCGATTTGGTCAGTGACGTCTACCGTGTTTACGAGTATTTGAATCATGGCTTTAAATAATTTAGGGAGATATTTTTTTTATGTTCCTCGGTGAGTTTGATTGACTTTCTCATCGTTTTCTTATACTACGAACCTCATGTTTTGGCTAAGGGACTGCATAATTGCAGACTGCACTTTCTCAACAATTTCCCTACCCGTAACATCCCCGTACACATTCACGACCACATTGGCACCTCCGGCTCCGTTCGGTATGATGCTACCGCTTGCTCTCGGGACGAAAAGTTCCGGTCCGGATTCCCCGACCATGTATGGCATGCCGGCTGTTACCGGCCCGCCTGAAGCACGTCCTGGGAGGACTGCATTGAGGGCGCTGGTTGCTGCTCCGCTCACGAAGTTACCGGCCTTTGATGCCACCTTGCCCGCCCATTCCCATGCACTTTTGAATGCTTCTATGAGCTTCATTGTTGAGTTGTAGACCGCGAGGATGGTGGTGCCGATGGCGTCGAGCGCCGGCTTGAGCCACGACATAATTGCGTCGACCACTTTGGCGATCCAGGTGAGGAGTTGAATCAGTCCTGCGGCCAGTCCGCCCACGATTATGATCAGCCCTCCGATTGCGACCACGAGCATGGTGCCGAACACCTGCGCGAGTGCTTCGAGGTATGGCTTATACGGCTGGAGCGTTTCCCACAGTTCCATCAGTGCCGGCTTCAGCTGGTCGTTGAATATAAAAACGAGATTTGCCCATGCGTCTTTGAGCAGGGTGACGAGTCCGGTCTTTTGGTCCAGGAGGTTGATCCACTCGAGGATAGTGTCGCGCGCGTCCGCCATGTTCTGCTTGTAGTTTCCGAGCCATTGGCTGGCGAACATCATCGCGTCGGTGAGCCTTCCGAAGATGCCCGTTTCTTTTACGAGGTCGGCCATGAGGATCCCGACGCTGTCTTTCATGTTCGACATCGCCTGGTTGAACGTACCGCTTTGGTTTACGTATGCATTGAAAAACTTCCCGCCCTCGTTGTTTGCCTCGTCGAACATCTTGGTGAGCAGGTCAAAGGTAACGCCTCCGCTATCGATAAGCTCGGCGAGTGCTTCGCCGCTTTTGCCGGTTGTCTCGGTGAGCATTTCATAAATCGGAATACCTGCGAATGCAAATTGTTTGATGTCGATCGTGGCCGCTTTTCCGACTGCCGCGATCTGTTGGAGGTTCACAATGATGCGATCAAGTTCCACCTGGCCTTTACCCATCGCTGCGAGCCCCTCTCCGATGTCGAGAATGATGTCGATTGATTTGTCGCCGTCCTTGGTTACGGAGGTGAGGAGCTGTACCGCCTGGGTTAGCCCCGGGAGTTCGAACGGTGTGCGTGCCGCTTCTTTTTTCAATCGCTCCACAGTCGCCGCCGCTTTCTCGGTTGATCCGAGAAGTGTGCCGAGGCCGACTTCCGCCGTCTGAAGTTGTGCTGCTACGCGAACGCCCCAGGTTGCACCGGCAATTGCGGCGGCTCCGAGTACGGCTGTTGCGTACTTCGCGGCTCCGGCCACATACTCCAAGGCACCGCCCCAACGGGAGGTGCTTTTTTCTGCGGTATTGAGCTCGCCGGACAGCTTTCGAAGTTCTTTCGATGCATCATCCTGGAGCTTGAGTACGATTTGTAGTTGCCTTTGATCCATACGCTTATTTGTTTTTCATGCTCCTTATTTTCTCGATGCGGTTTATTTCCGCAATGATCTCGAGGTACTGGAGCACGTCCTCGAGGTCGAGTTCGCGGATCTCTTTTGGCGTCCAGCCGTACCTGGCTGACAACGCTTCGAAGATGACCGGCTCACTCCATTGCTTCTTCCCCTCAAGCTCTAAGCGCAGTTTGGACCCTGGGACTATTTTTTTTTAGGGTCCGTCACTTCGTTGACTGCTGCGAAGAGCGCATCGCCATCCTCCACCGAGAGGTTATCCATCCACTCCTTGGTGTAGGTCGATTCCTTTCCCTCGGCGTCGGTGATTTTTTTGATGCAAAGCTCAAGCGCTTTGTACTTGGCCTTGCCGAGGACTGAGGAATCCAATTCGAGGTTTTGCCTGTCTTTGTCGGTGAGACCTGAGACGCGAATGCCTCCGAGCATTGCTGACCGGATCTCCTCCTGGATTCCCCAGGTGATCTTCTCCACGATTTCGACTGTGCACGTTGAGAGTTTGACTGTTTTCATAATGATTATGCGCTAGGTACGTTAGTGTAGGCGCTAGTAAGGTTCTTGAGAGTGACGGTTGATTGCTCGCTGTCCGTCGGATTGTAGAATGCGCGGAAGCTGATCGGCTCGGTGACGAGTTCGTTTGGTCCACCGGATCGGTTCCAGTCCATGAATTGAACCTTGTTGAGCACGATTGTCACGGTCGGGTTATTGCCTGAGCCGAGGTCTGCTTCTCCGGCGATCGTGATGCTCATGTACTTGGCGCTGTTGCCGAGGTAAAGGTCTTTGAATGTTTCGTCGGCGAAGTTCAGAGTGAAGTTGCCGTCGATCATCAGGCGGGCGTTGTAAATATCATCAGGGGTGTATGCGCCGACCACGTGGTCGCGGATGAGTCCCTGGTCCCACTTAACGCTGAGGTCTTTGACCTTGGTTGCTGTTGCACCGGCGAGTCCGGCTTCAGTGTCGGCAATTTTCACCGTGATGTCGCGTGCGACAAAGTCGTACTCGGTATCATAGCTCGGTGTTGCGCTGTTCGATGCTCCGACTGAGGCGAGGAAGCTCGCGTTGAAGCGAACGTACTCGTCGATTGCTGCGCTGATCTCGAGCGTATTGATCATCGCGTTGCTGAACGTGCTTTGCTGGACGGAGCCGTCCTTTGCAAAAAGTGTCAGCGATGCGTGCTGAATGTTTTGTCTTAGTGTGAAGAGATGAGATTTTACCGATCCCGTTACGGTGCTGGTTACTACCACGCCGTAAATGTTTGCGAGGAGCCACCCGATGACGTCCGCGTGGAGGATTCCCTCAACGTCTCCCTCGATGTATGACTGCACCTTTCGGCGTCCCTCACCATCTTCAAGTCGTCCGCGCGTGCTGTCGTCAAGCGCATGCGTCGCGCGTTCCACGACGTTTGCCGTGACTTTACGCATCCACTTGTCCGCAGTAGTTTCTGCGGATCCCCGGGTCGCTTCTGTGGCGACTCCGAATTCGATTTCTCGTCCTACGATTTCCATATGTTTGTAATTATATATTATTAATAAAAAAATGTTTAATCATTTCAATTTGTGGTTAGAAGTCGCACTTCCACATTGAGCGGTGCGTAGGCAATGAGCCCATCTTGCTCCTCCGACATCTCCCAGCTGTCGGCACTGTCTATCTTCACGGTCACACGATGCCCGTCGATCGTGCCCTGGTTCCAGTCGCTATTGAATTGCGCGATGATGTCATCGACGGTGTGGGGCAGTATCGTCCCGAATGCTACCTCGGGAGTTGTGCCGGCGGTGCCGACCATCACCACCATCATGAAGCGATAGATCGCCATGTTCTCGTTGTTGGTTTCGAACGTATTGGTGAAGCCGGTGGGCTTGAAAAATACGCAGGGGAATTTTGTCAGCTTGCTTTTCGGCACGCTGAAGACGTCTTTGACGGAGGTAACCGCCTGGAGCGTCGTTGTGATTTTTCCTAGCAATGTCTCATACATATTGGTTTTATTATACTCCTTTTTTATAGTAATTAGAAAGATAGGTCGGCGTCTTTTTGTGGCAGGGCAAGCACAGCGTTCGCCCATTGTTCAGATTAAATCTAAGTTCTGGAAAGTCAGCAAATGCTTTTATGTGATCCGCGTTCAATATCACCATCTTGCCTACACCAGATCTTGCTCCGCACTCTTTACAAGTATAGTTGTCGCGTTTGAACACTTCTTTACGCCAGTTAATATATTTTGATGTGCCACGTATCCTGCGATTTTCTGGTGTGACCCCGCCTTTCCAATTTGATGCTTTCTCTCCGTATCGAGCATTTTTTATATTTGCCTCAGTTAACTTTTTCATTGCTTCAACGGTGTGCTTCTTTCCATAAAATGGGTTTCCCATACCAGTGAATTCAGGCCTCATTCTACCAGATAATGCCGTTCTGATTTTTTCTTTTGTCGCCTCAGACAATCGCTTACCATACGTCCACGGTATCTTACCTTTGTTCGCTAATCCGATCTTGTCTTTCCACAAGCATTTTCTCCCAGTCATTACAGACCGTATTTTTTCTTTGTGTTCTTCTGTTCTTGTGTATATTCCAGTAGGCATGTTATTTTGCGAGGTCTGAGACAATTGATTGGAGCATGTTTCTGTAGAGGCGCTCTATTTCTGTTTTTTTATTTTCCTGTACGAAAGTAAGCCAGGGACGTCCTCGCATTCGCCTGGTCCCGTGATGCACGTACTTCGCGTACGGAGCAAGCTGTAGGTTCGGCCCGATTCGACCCTCGAGACCGTTGATCTCGGTGTAGTGCGTATCGCGCAGATTGCCGGATCGCTGCTTTTGAAACTTGCGCGGGTAGCGCGGATCGTTCGAAACAGGGGATCCACCGCCTAGTCCGCCCACCCTCCACGGGTCGCGGATGATGCCTTGCTTATACACGCTCAAGCCCCGGGTCAAGAACAGGCGCGCTTCGTCCAGCACCTTTTGCGGATTCCTTGCGAGCGCCGCCCTTAGTTCTTTGAGTCCTATCCATTGGATACTCATGGTGTTATTTTACAATTTTATGTGGACACCGTCCATCTCATGCCTCTTATTATAGCATGTCCATTTCCACATGTCATTGTGGATCCACGAGTCGCCAACAGCGTGTGGATTCCATGTACTCTCGCATTGTATGACCCCCTCTATCTCGCGTATTTTCGCTTCAGGGAGCCCTTTGGCCTCGGCAATGGTACGGAGCATGGTTTTGTACGGTTCCGCGTCTGTAGCAGTCCATTTTCGTGCTTGGTACGGTTTTGGAGCCAGCTGTGCGGCCGGCGTGGGTATGTTCGGCTCCTCGGCTGGTTGGTCCGGAGTTGATCCCGTTCCGATCGGCAAGAAGAGCGCTGTCACGAACAGAGCTATGGCAAGGTGTTTTGTAAAAGTGGATCTCCTCATAGCGAGCCACCGGGAACACCGCTTACGCGATGTCCTTGATGACGGTGAGCTCGAGGTGTTGGTTCACCCCGACGACGTTCTGCAGCACGTTCTTGACTGAGTAGGTTCCGGCATGATCGCCCGTTGTTATTGTGAGAGTATCCCCCGCCTCGACGTCGGTTCCCTTGTCGCACCACACGAGGAACGTCTTGCCCCACGCTTCAGAGATCTGTTGCGCGAGCTCCGCATTGGCCTGTTGAATGTGGCCCGAGAAAGAGCCGACCGATACTTCAGCCGAGCTTTCTCCGGACCAGGACATGCGGGTCACGGCGATGGTTGTGTTGCAGAAACGTTCTATGCTACTCATATGTTTAATTTCGTGTAGGCGCTCAAGATCTCCTTGGCGCGGGTGAAGTCGGCGTACGAGTCACCCTCCTTGTCGGTGTTATAGGTGACCTGGTAGTTGCCGATGCTTTCACTCTTGATCTGATCCCCGCCCTGCCTATGCTGGTTGAGGACTCCGGCGACGAAGACGGTGGCCGCGAATTCAATGTCTGCGGGCACTGCTGCGCTGTATCCCCACTTTGCGGTGATCCTTTGGTTTTGAATCCCCTCGAGCCAGTTTCTCGATCGAAGCGTGAGCTTGTGGATCGGTACTCCTTTGAGCGTGGCGTTGGCCGGTTCGGTGAAGTACCTATCGGATCCGGTTGCGAGGATCTCGGTAAAATTGTCACCGTACCCGTCATCGCCGGCTTCCACTTTCGTGATCGCCACGCATTCATCGATGAGGATCTCTCGGTTTCCGTCGCCGTCAAAGACGCGCGCAGAGGCCGCCGAGTCCGCGATGAAGTTCCGGCCGGTGATCTGATCGATTATTGTCTCCACGCCGGCGATCCATGCGTCGAGTTGAGTGTCAAACGAGACGTCGATCTCCTGCAAGATGTAGTTCTCTATGGCCTCTTTGTTGGTGTATCCTTTTGGCATATATGCGTATTCAAAATTTGCAAAATTCCCTCACTTGATCCAGCGCGCTATTTACAGCCAGCGCGAGCTTTTGCTCATCCCGATTAACGGTCATATACACGGGCAAGTCGGATGATTTTATAGGCGTTTCCTTTTGCG